ACTCGCGGGCATCCTGTGGCGTTTTGTTGGTGAGTTTCCGGCGTTTCAGCAGATACAGACGGGAGCCGATCCTGTCGTTCTGTACCGTCGGCCAGGTATCGCCCCACCAGCCATAGGGTTCTGGTGTCCGGTCGTCACTTTCAGCACGGCGCCACGAAAAGAGAGAGATCACGACAGAACGCGTCAAAAGGTCGAGCGGATCCGTGGACTCCTTCAGGAGCCCGTTTACATAAAGGATCATGATTTAACTCATCGGTTGGTCGGGAGGGTTTGTCGTACCGCCGCCGTCGCCATTTTCTTTGTGGGTGTGGCCGTTGTACGTCGTGCGCATGGCAGACATCGTTTTGCCTGCGCCATCGCAGAGGTCTTTGATTTGTCCGGTGGCCTCGATATCCATTTCGAACCGGGCTTTTGGGGCATTGGTGAAAATAATTGGCTTTCCGCCGCCATTGACGACGATCCCGGAACGGGTGAGCGTTACCGACTGCCCCTGGTCGTCATAAACCGCCACTTCACCGCGCGCCAGTCCTTTCAGGCGGTACCGTCGATCGGCAACTACCACAGCAACGCCGTGGGAACGATCGCCCCCCGGGAATAGCATTACGGCTTCAGCACCATTCTGCGCGGCGGACGTAAACCCATAAGGTTCGAGATGTTCAACGTTTTCTTTAGGTTCACCAGCGATCAGCTTCAGTCCTGCGGCCTGGCATTTTTTTGCGGTGTCCAGTGCAGTGATGACTGCCCGGGTGACAATATTCTGAAGAGAAGTTCCGGCCATCAGAAATCAGAGCCTCCCGTGTTTTTTTTCTTCTTCGGTGCAGCCGGTTCTGGAAGATATGCGTCAGCCGGTCCGACACGAATTTCAGTTGTTGTGCCGTTATTGTCCTGGCTGTATGTCACTTCGGCGATCACCAGCTGTTCGTTATCGAAGCCATTAAGGGGATCGTAAACGATGACCGAAAGGTTTGGTTGCCAGAGCTCACCATTTCCCTGGCGCCATCCCTGTACGGTATAAGTGGTTTCTCTCGTTTTAGCGGCACGCTGCCTTGCCTCGAATTCACAGCGTGCTTTGCAGCTGTCTGACGTCGCGGTGCCGGATTGCTGTAGGGTATGCGGACGGTATCGGGTAATCTCCCCATCCGTCGTCTTTTGCCGGATGGCGGCGATCGTCGCTTCACCAAAATCATCATCCGTTCCCGGTCGCTGGCCGGTGACGAGGTAACTGGAAAATCTTTCCCGGACGCTGCGTTCTGTATCGCATGAAAGAATATTCTCGCCCAGCACCAGCGCCGTGGCCGCCTGTGCGCTGCCTGGTTTGCCAAGAACCAGCCGCCCCTGAGCATCGTCATACGCCAGCGCCTGAACCTGCCCCATCAGCCGGTTCAGACAGTCCACTACCGTTTCACCATGTTCCGGCTGCGCATCAATGACTGCCGCGGCAGGCGCGCCTGCATCGATAACGTCAATACCGAATGGTTTTGCCAGTGCGCTGGCGATCCGGTAAAGGTTTTTCCCGTTGTGCTGTGCAGGTGATGCAGAGCAGTCGATGAGATCGGCCGTTTTACTGCGCCCGACGATACCCATGGTGATCGCCGCTGCATCATAACGAAGCGGCAACGCTTCAACCCAGCCGGTGATCACCAGGTCATCCCCAATCATCACTTCAACGAGGTCACCATTTTTTATCTGCGGCGCGCCGTCGCTTCCCGGCCATTGACGGGTAATCGTCACATTAAAATCGCGGGCTACGCGGTCAATACCGGCGCTGATGCGGGCCGAAGTCCAGCCGCCCCACTCCCGGCCATTAACGCGTAAAAATACGGTATTGTTCATCTCACAGGCACCCTCAGCGGTTTCACCGGCACGAATCCCGGATGGCGGATCACGTTTCTGGAAAGGATGTCACTTTCGCGCGCAGCGTCGTCATACCAGCTCGCAGCAAGTACCAGCAAATATCGCGGTTCAGGTCCGTCCTGAGCACGGATATCTGTTGAAAAATGCCGTCATCGGTAATTCGCAACTGTTCCTGATCGATGGCAGCGTTGAGCACACTACGGATTTCGGTTAATTCGTCCCAGGTTGGCGGGTCTGCCGTTATCGCTGTACTGGCAGATCCATCCAGGGCTGGATGAGAAATATTGATGATGTCATTGCCGGGGACGCCGCCGCTGACGCCGCTAATCCTCCCGGCCTGTCCCTGTGGTGCTGCAATAGTTTTGGGCTGTGCCAGCGTGGAAACTGCCTGAGAAGCGGTACTGATTGCCGTTGAGCGGATGACGGCGGCGATCATATTACTCTGCACTTCGACAGAGCCGGGGTCTGTCGGCCAGGTGCCCCGTGGCGCCAGACCGGGTTCGAGTGTGACACCGGACATGGTCTTGATCATCGTCACCAGGTCCGACGTATCGCCGGTAAGACGGTCCCCGGCACGCCATGCTTTTTGCAGAGCATTCACAAAATCACTGGCCGCGCTGGGAGGCATCAAAATGACCGACAAATCCCCCTGGAGAAGACGCATTGCCGCCGAGACGCCGGAATCTACCATTCTGAACGCATCAGCAACATCGCCAAGCATCGCCGCGGCATCTGCGAGCACGTCGTTTTGCAGAAAGTCCGGAATGCCCGAGAGAGAAAATGCAGAAAACATACTGTCAATTGCATCATCAAACAGGCCGCCCGACTGTTTCAGTCGCTGTGCCGTCGCCATACCCGCAACAGGAAATGAAAGTTCTCCGCTTTCCACGAACTGGAAGGAAACCCGACACATGCGCCCTTCGCTGTTGCTGTGCGTGACTCTGACCTGTCCGTCAATGCTGCCCTGCATTTCCCCATACTGTGGGTGAACCAGCGTACCAGGCCCCGCTGTTTCAATTGCGCCAATGAGACGATCCCGCTTGTCTGCGTAATCATCACCGATCAAATAGGCGTTAATTGTCATCCTGCGCGTTGCGCGGCCCAAATCTTCCGTAAACGGTTTATCGCGGTTGGGATATTCATGCACCTGAACGCGACGGCCGAACGACCCTTCATCATCTTCCACGGAAAAAGGTACGCCGCGAAATGACGCATCACGCAGGCGATCGCGCCAGTCGGTTAAAGAAAAAAAAGCCATATAGCCCCCAGAAGGAAAAACCCGCATTAAGCGGGCTTATCGTGGTGAACGGAACGGGGAATACCCCACGTCGTGGGTAATATTCAGCTGGGGATCGCCTTTGTTTTGGCTCTCCTGAACGCGCATCCCCTGAGGTGCATTTTCAAAGGTTACTTTCAGCTCACTACGCTGCGCTGCTGGCGCTACAGCACGATCAAGCACTGGTTGCCTGGTATGCGGTAATGCGGGGGGGATTACTGGCACCACCGGCGGAACAGCGGTAATTGCTGGGTTACCGGCTGGTGCCGCGGGTAAATCCAGTTGCAGCGTCGGCTGGGTCACCTTCAGTTCGTCAAGATTAAGCGGCACCGCAGGCTGATACTCTGGCGCTCGTGATGGTTCAGGAAGTTGAAAATTCCCGGCAGTATCCTGCTTTACCATTTCACGGTTTTGCTGGTTGTTATACCAGCCACCTGAGTTCCAGCGGTTTTTCAGAGACTGCCAGAAAGAATCTGTCTGATCCGCTTTTTTAGTGGCGTCAGCGATCTCCTTCAACTGCTCAAACATATAGATAGCAACGGCAATCTGTATCGTTGCTACGCCCATGGTCGCAATTTTTCCCAGCACGCCGGAAAGCTGTGTCGCCAGCGCGAGCGCAGTTCTGAGTGAGCCGATCGTCTTCAGACTGAATGCGCCGGTCATATATAAACCCACACCGCCCAACACCGTCTCCCAGCCGCCTATTGCCTGCGCTACATTATCAACTTCCTGCCATACAGCTTTGATCACTGGAGCAACGTCGTCCCAGTTCTGAATGATGAGCAGAGCACCCGCCGCCAGTGCCGCAATCGCAACTTTCGCTGGTGATAAATTGATTACGCTGTTCAGGATTTTTACTGCCCGAGACAGACTGCCAACTGATACACCGACCGCCAGCAGCGCAGCAGCGAATTTGGCCGCAGACTGTACCAGCTCCGGATTAGCCCGAACGAAAGCCCTCACCTCTTCCAGATACGGCATGATGGCTTCTGCACCCTCGTTCACAGCGGGTAGAAATGTGTCACCTAACGTCACTGAAATAGCATTAATGCTGTTTTTCAGCAGAACAAGCTGGTTTTCGGT